TAACTGTAAAAAGACAAACAAGTTATGGAAGCGGTGATGTTCAGCCTAAAGAGTTTGATGGAGCTATTGTCTATCTTACAAAATCGAAAGGTGCAATTAGAGAATTTATCTTTAGTGATATATCTCAAGCCTATAATTCTGATTCAATTACCTTACTTTCAGAACATTTAATTGGCACACCAGTAGAGATTGAAGCACAGAGAGAGTCAGCAGATCAAATGGAAGGTTATTTGTATCTGATAAACTCTGATGGGCATATGCCAGTTTTTATGTCTATTCGTAAAGAAAAGATACAGGGTTGGGTTCGTTATGAAACCAATGGCAGTTTTAAGAATATCGTTAATGTAAACAGAAAGATTTATACTGTTGTAGAAAGAACAATTAATTCATCAACTGTTACATCATTGGAATTAATGGATAATTCCTATCATCTGGACATGGCATCTCAGCAAACTGCCTCTGCAACTGCCACATGGACAGTATCTCATTTACCGAATACATCTGTTCAAGTGAAATCTGGGAATTACTCACTTGGAACATTTACAACGAATGGTAGTGGTCAAGTCACTCTTAATGATTCAGTCACCTCTGTGGAAATAGGATTGGCGTATTCCCCATTGGTCACTACCCTACCTCCAGAAACACAATTAGAAGATGGTGTTACCGTTGGACAAAGAAGGAGAGTGGTCAGAGCAGTTTTAGACCTTGTGACTTCCCTTAATGTGAAAGCTGGTGGTACAAAAATTCTGATAAGGTCGGTAACAGATGATTTTTCATTAGAACCTTCATCAATAACGGAGAGAAAAGAAGTGTATTTATTAGGTTGGTCAAAACTAGGTAGAGTGGATATAACGCAAGATGAACCCCTACCATTGACCCTGAATGGCGTGTTACTAGAGGTGGAAGTCTAATGGGAGCGGCAGGTTATGGAATTGGTGCTGTCATGTCATTGGCAGCTGCTAGACAATCAAAGGCGGCTTATGCAAATGATGCTCAATCGGCTTATGAGCAAGCTGAAATGGCTGGTATTGAAGCAGATCAACAAGCCATTAATAGAACAGCCGAATTACAAGAACAATTATCATCTATTGTAAATGCTTCTGCTGGTCAAGGAGTTGGAGCCTATTCCTCACCTTCTATTACAAATATATTTAGGCAAGAGAAGAAATTAGCAAAAGCAGACATTTCAAGCATTAAGCTTATGGGAAAATCAAAACGAAGGCAGTATGTATTATCTGCTAAAGGCTCTCAACGAAAAGGTAAAGCCGCAATGTATACAGGTATTGGAACTGCGGCTCAAATGGGAGCAAAGGCTTATACAAGCACAGGTAAGGTATGAGGATTAAATGGCGATAGAAAGAACAAAAAGTAGAAAAAATTATGTTCAACCCTTAGGTTTAGTAGACTCTGGTGGTCAGGAAATGGCTAAAGCTACACAGCATATAGCAAATAGCATTTACAATATTACTGGCACGATAGATGAAGCTCAATTAAAAACAGCTTACATTGAAGCTGAAAAACAAGGAAAACTTCTTGGTACAAAAGTAGATAAAGATGGGAACATTGTTCCTTTAACACAAATGGCTTTAAATTCGTTTCAGCCAGATATCTATAACAAAGCTAATGCACGACTTGCTCAAGAAAAGTTTAAAACTTATGCAATAGCTAGTTTTGGTATGGCTATTCAAAATGATGCCGTTGATTCAGCAGAAAAATCTTTGCTAAAACATGGCGGTAAAATGGGAGGTAATAACCAATTAAGTGTTTTTAATGATTCAACCGAATATATTAAATCTTTAAAAAGCAAGGTTTCCAAAGAAGTCTGGGCTGAAGTCGGATCAACTATAGAAAAGCAATGGGGATTTAGAGTAAGAAAGGCTTCTGCTTTACATTTAGAAGAAGTAAGAGCTAAAAATTTATTCAATGGTCAAAAGAACTTAATGACAATTTTGGCGGATGAAACCTCTATAAGAACAGGTGGAGGTGATGCAGAATCCATCAATGCTGAACTTGAAGATATCCAAATAAGAAAAGAAAAAGCATTTGCAATTATCAAAGATAATGTGACTTCTGATGTCGATTTTGAAAAAATTAAAATGGCTTACACAACCTCTCTCCAGTCAAATGTCAGTATTGCCTCTATAGATGCGGCATATATTGCCAAAGTTCCTTTTTCAGAAATGAGAGTTATGGCAGAAGAACAGGTTAAGTTGTGGAAAGGCAATCCAGATGTTAACGGAGAAGTTATTAAGAAGTCCATGGAAGCTAAAATTCAGCATTACGAACAAGTTGATAGATTGGAAAAATCAGAAAAGTTTGAGGTGTCTGCAAGTCTGCTTTACAAAGAATTAAATAAATTGCCCTTTATAAAAAATTCGAAGGATTTATTGACTCCAAATGGCATTACTAGCTTAAACCTTGATCCAGTACATGAATACACTTTAACTAATGTTATAAATGGGTATGCAAGCACATTAAAGGCGGCTGAAAGCTCTGCATGGCAACAATCTGCTGAACCACATATTTTTAATTTAGAAAACGAAAGTATTGGTAATTTTACTAAACAAAATTCACTTAAATGGTTACAAGAAAATTTTCATAAATTAAATGCGGAAAATAGAGATAAAGTAAGAGTGGGTCATGCCAAATGGCTTGATAACCGTATTAAAACAAATAGCCAACTTGCTTTTGGCGAAATTATTCAAGAGATGACTCATTCCAAAACATTTACGATTCATCCAATGCAATTTAGATTGTCTATGAAAAAGCTTATAGCTTCAAATGTTATTGGTGACAAGCCAACTTCAATTATGACAATTAAAGATTTCCAAAGTAAAATTGCTTCCTATACAAATAAATGGAACGATTTTCAAAATGATTTGCAATCGGCAAAGTCAATTAAAAGCAAAACTGATACTGGTCAATCTCTTAGACCAAGAGATATAGTTTTATATAAAAAATTAGGTCTTATTCCAAGTAAAGTTCATTTTAAACAAGATAACGGAAGTGTTCAGACATTTAATCTTGATATATTTAGTGATAATGAAGCTGTTTCTAACCGAAGTATAGAAATAGCAGTAGCATGGTCAATTGAAAACAACACTTTGTACCCAGGTTTAGAAGAATCTTTAAATAATTTTGTTACAATGTCCCCTTATGGCTTTGAAAAAGCACAACAATTTTATCGTATGCTTATTGGCTCTGCACAAAATCACCAAAAAGATACAGATTATGTTCATCATACAATATTAAAAAATGTTAATACAATGAGATTAGCTTCTGCTCAGTTTTACGATCAAGAAGCTTTAAAACAATCTTATAAAATTGATGATAAGTCCACAGCAAGAATAGAAAGCCTTGTTGTCGGCGAAGGGGAAACCTTAGTTGATGTTTTTGACAGAAAATGGGAAAGCATAGATGATTATGCTTGGTCTGTAACAGGCATGTTCAAAGCAATAATTCCTAATGATATAAAACTACTCACACAGCCTGCAAATGATTGGGCTGGTCTTATTAGTGATGAGCAGAAAAAAACCTATAAGGATTTTTTAGCCAAAGTTGGTTATAACGATTTTAATGATGTTATTAAAAACACTCCAAGACTTAAGTCTTTATTGGTTGATAGTTTTAAAGTTAATTTGCACAGTAATCTAATAGACTGGAGCAAAGGAAAGGAAGCGGCAATAAACGAAGCCATGAAGATGTCAATATCTGCCGTTATGGAACATATTGGCGTTCATATAGATGGTAATGGCGAAGCAAAGCTGATGTTAAATCCTCCTAAATTAGAGTTTCAAAGAACGGTTCCTTCTGGGACCGATGAAATTGTGAAGATAACAGATCAAGATGTTAATGAATACATTTACAATACTGTTAAAACTAAAGCTAGAATTATGGACACACAGACATATCAAGCAATAGAAAATAAACAATTTATTATAGAGTCACATGAATCTTGGGGATCAAATCCTACTTACAAAATATTTGTAGACAGAGGGGATGGAAGTAGAAAATTAATACATGAAAATCTTACCTTTGATTTTAAATATTCGAAACAAAGCAAAGCTTATAAAATGGCTGAAAATCAATTAAAGAATGATAAAATAGGTCAAGCTTTATGGGAATATTTGCCAGGAATAGACCAAATGGCATTAAGGGGGTTATATCATAAATGGAATGATGGCATGAGTAGTGAAAATTTTGTAAGAAGTTTGGTTAATGTCTATAACAACTCTGTTATGGCTATTATTCCTTTAGATGCAAACCCTGAAGAACATTTGATTGATGCTGATATGTATGACATGGCAAAAGCAAGAGCATTAATATTATCCCTTGGTCTTAACTCCAAGGCTCATGCGATGAACCCAGGTAGTCACAATTCTGTGTTAGATGTAAATTAATGGAAAATAATTACCTTACTAAAAAAGAATTGATTGATGGAATGAATCAGTCAATGAGCAGATTAAATCTTGATTATGTTAATCGTGAAGATTTGCATAGGGTTTACACCCCTTATGTGCCTACAGCTAAACAGGTCTGGCAATCAGCCTTTAGACAATTTGCTCCTTATGAATCTATGGCAAGAATGTTTTTTGGCGAAGATTATGTTGATGAAGAAAATTATGACCCTTTTAATGACCCTCAGATTAAAGATGCTGGATTTGATGGCAGTATGTGGAGGTTTATGAATAGTGGTAGTTCAAGTGAAACTGCTCAAAGAATAGAAAGAATGAAAATTGATTTTGAAGATCAAGCTATTCTTGGTCATACAGATATGTGGTTTCCTCAATTAGTAACTTCTCTTGCAACTCCAGCAATAATGGCTCCATTGGCTCCCTTAAGGTATTTAAGAGCCAGCATGCCTACAAAAAGATTTAAAGGTGGTTTTTACACCTCTGCTGGAACAATTGCTCCAGAAGAATATATTATGGCACAGCAACTTGAGAATAGGACTTTGAAAGACTCAGCAATGGTTATAACAACTGCTGGACTAATTGGAGGAACTTTGTCAACTGTTCTTGGCAAATATAGTGCAAGGCAGTATTTCAATGAAGGACCAGTTTTATGGGCAGAGCCACTAGACCCAAGTAGAAAAATAAAGAAAAGCAATGAATCTAAAAAACCATTTAATCCTGTTAAAGATGTGGAGTTTAGAGATTTAGGAGCCGCAATTAACCCTGAAAGAAGAAGGCAGTCTATGTATAATACAATGGATAAAGATGCCTTAAAAGAAACAGGTGTTGGCATTGAAAAGATGCCTTGGAATCCAGTATTAAGACTTCTTCAAAGCCCTAATGCTTTTGTTAGAAATACCGTTGCAAAAATGGTTGATATGGGTGGAATGATACAAAAAAAAGTAGCTGATAACTTACCTATGGAACAATCTTTGGAAACAACATTTAGAACCACATATATCCCCTCCCTTGTTGACACGATGAGAAAGGCTGATGAGGCTTACTTAGATTATAGAGGGGTTATTGCCCAAGGAGGTGATATTCAAAGAAGTTTTCAAATGATTAAGATGAAAGTTAAAGATGCTTTTAAAAATAGAAATGGTTTAAGCGAAGGAGAATTTAGATCAAGAGTAGCAAAAGCAGTAAGGAATAATGGAGATACAGTTAACGATGAAGCAACTGCTTTTGTTAACAGAGCAGCAACAGAAGTAAAAAAGCATTTGGATATGATAAAGAAAAATGCAGAAGAAGTTCGTTTGTTTGAAAAACAAGCTGGCAAAAGAATAAAATCATTAGAAAAAAATATAGCCTCTACGACAAATCCAACTGCTAAAGCAAGGTTAATTAGTCAGCTTGAAAACGCCAAAGCATATTTGGCTAGATTAAGAGAGAATGGCGTTAATGTTAATACTGCACAAGGTTATTTCCCTAGAGTATGGCGATTAGATAAAATTATGGATAATCAAGAAGGATTTCTTAATGTTGTTTCTTCTTGGGCATCTAGGCATTTTCGTATGAATACACTTGAAGCAAGAAAGTTTGCTGAAGATATGATGGATGAAGTCACTAAAAGCAAACCTTTTTACGATATAGATGGCAAAGCTAACATTGATTGGATAACAAATGCCTCATCTACAAAAGCAAGGTCTTTTGAAATACCAGACAACTTGGTAGATGATTTTCTTGAAAATGATATAGAAGCGGTTTTAAGGCATCATACAAAGACAATGGGAATGGATATAGAGTTAACTAGAACTTTTGGTGATATAGATATGAAATCTTTTATTAAGTCTATAGAAGATGATTATACAAGATTAATTTCAGAAGCTACTGACCTTGAAACAAGAAGGTCGCTTAAAAAGGCTTTAGAAAATGATATAAGGGATATTAAAGGATTAAGAGATAGGCTTCGTGGCACTTATGGAGCTTCACATGATCCACATAAAGCTTCAAGTCGTTTTGTTAGAGCCATGAAATCATTTAATGTTTTAGTCGGAATGGGAGGAGCTGTTGTATCTTCTGTTCCAGATGTAGCCAGAAGTGTTATGGTTGAAGGTTTAAAAGCAACAAATGAAAAAGGTCTTGCTCATTTCTTTAAAAACAGCCGAACTATTATAAAGAAAATGACAAAAAAAGAACTTAATCAATCTGGTATTGCGGCTGATGCTACATTAGGGCTTCGTTCCGCACAATTTTCTGATATTGGGGATATGTTTGGTTCAAGATTTACTTGGGAAAGAAAGTTAAATCAAAGTGTTGGCGTGTTTTTTATAGCTAATGGTTTAAATTGGTGGAATCAGATAATGAAGGAATTTGCTGGCACAACTACAATGCTTCGTATGACTGATAATATAATGAAAGATTGGGGGTCACTTTCTGCAAGAGATAAAGAAAGATTTTTAGCTAACGGTATAGATCAACAAATGCACTCAAGAATAGAACTGCAAATCCGAAATCATGGTGAACGTGTAGATGGAGAGTGGATGCCAAATACAGATGCTTGGAGAGATGGAACTGTACGACAAGTTTTTAGAAATGCCTTAAATCAAACTGTTGAACGAACAATTATTACTCCTGGAGCTGGTGATAGAGCTTTATGGACTTCAACTGAATGGGGTTCATTGATGACACAGTTTAAAGGTTATGGTCAAGGAGCAATGGTTCGTTTATTAACAGCTGGACTGCAAGAAAAAGATGCTGCTTTCTGGCAAGGTTTAGTTATGTTAGTGGGAATGGCGGCAGTTGTTAATGAGATTAAAAAGGCTCAATATGGAATTGATGATAGTCAAGATACTTTAAACGATGTTTTAATTGATGCTGTAGATAGA